CAACAGATGTATTTGGATCTACATACGGAGTAAATGCATTTCCTTGACTTATTTGTCCAGCAAAACCAGAACCAGTATTAGTGTCTATAATATTTGTTATTGATCCGCCAGTTGTTTCTCTATAATTAAATCTAGCTCCATTAGGTATTGGTCCAGTAGCAGTTACATTTGCCATCCAAGCACCGTCAGTTGGATTTACATCAGCATTAAATCTGATTTGAACCATTTGTGTTGAAGCATCTTGCTGAGGATATGGACGAAGATCCCATGCAATATCTAGACTAGATCCAGTTGTTGAATAAGTAATTCCTGTTCCAGTACTCCATGTAGTCCAGTCCCATCCTGCTATAGACACAGAAGGTGCATTTGGAGTTTGATAGTAAACCCAACCTTCGTCTACACCAAATGTTACAGTTGCATTTGATCCTACATAAACATTATTGTATAAAGTTCCTCCCATTAATAAATTAAATGGAAGATTCATGCGAATTCCAGCATCGTCTACTCCAGCCAAAACATTCGTACTTGTTCCAATTGTTGCTTGTAATGCATTAACTGCATTTTGAGCATTATCAATTGCTATGTTTGCTTGAGTTAATTCTGTTTGTGCAGTTGCTTGAGCAGATACTGCCTCAGTTCTTGCTGTAGTTAATTGAGAAATTTCTGTTTGTGCTGATGTTACATTGATATTATCAATTGATGTTTGAGCATTTGTTACTGTTGCTTTAGCATCTTGTATAACTTGAGAACTTTGATCTACCTGTGTAACTTCTAAATCAATAGCATTTACTGTATTAATAGCATTTTGAACATTATTTACATTTGTTTGTGCTGCACTAATTGCTGAATTTATTTGAGATGTTGCCGCCTGTGCTTGAGATAATTCTGTTTGTGCTTGAGATACTTCAGTTGCCGCATTTGCTGTAGCATCTATAGCCTGCTGAACTTCTGTAGTTGCTGTAGAAAGAGCGCTATTCACAGCCTGTTGTGCTGGACTTACTACAACCTGTTCTTGACTTGCATCACCAGTTGCATGTGCATAATCTGGTGCAGAAAATGACAACCAGCCTAGAACAATAAGGCTGAATAATAAAAGTTTAACTTTTCTAGTCAATTAAGACTCTCCTAAGTTACATAAATTGTTTATGTAACTTAGTAATTATAACACAATAGTTTAATTAATTTAAGTTAGTTGACTACTTTGGATTATCTGTTTTATAAAAACCAGAACCGTTAAACTGTATTCCAAATGTGCCATAGTGTCTTTTCATAGTAGATCCACACTTTTCACAACCATACTCTGGTTCAACTTGAGAAATACTTCTTTCAAACTGTATGATATCTTCTTGTGAACAATCACATTTGTATTCATAGATAGGCATTTTGCTATTTCTTCTTTGCTCTTACCTTTGCTAAAGCTTCAAAATCTTTGACTTTAGTTTCTCCCATGTATGACCATGCATAACCATCTTCAATCATCTGTTCATTAACAGACTTTGGAGATCCGTCTACATAAATCCAACCAAGTATTCTTCCATACTTTTCAGAACTATCTGGAAGTTCTGTTTTAATAACTACAGATTGTGCATCTTTTAGTTTTAATTTAACGTATTCTTTTGCTTCCAGCCCCAAAACTTTTTCATTCTTATCTTTTGTACGAGATTCTGGAGTATCGATACCAGCAAGGCGTACTCGTTGGGAGTAGGACACATTGAAACCAAGGTCAATATCACAGTCAATGGTATCACCATCCACTACGCCAGTTACTTTTTTAACACGATACTCGTACATGATTCTCCTTAAATTTTAAAGAGCAGTTTTGAGACATGCTCAGGTCTATCCTGCGGGTAGCGGCCCGCATATAATCTGCGACTCCCCAGTGACGGGGTGCAGATTTATATTATACTATTTATTTTATTTTGATGGTTTTTGGCTTTTCCTCTTCAGGAATGATACGCTCTAATTTAATTGTAAGCATACCATTTAAAACCTCAGCACCAGTAACTTCAATATATTCTCCAAGAGCAAATTCTCTTGTGAATTTACGAGTTGCAATACCCTTATGCACGAACTTTGCATCTTCTGTAGAATCTTTAATTTCTCCCTTTACGGTAAGAGTTTGATCTTTAACAGTGATTCCAAGGTCTTCCTTGGCAAAGCCCGCCACAGCAACTTCGATTAAAAATGTATCTTCGTCGTCTGTTTTAATTACATTATATGGTGGGTATGTTGAGTTTGATGCGTGGCTGTGAACTCTTGTAAGTCTATCTAGTTCACGATTAAAGCCAATAAAAAATGGGTCTTTAAAAAGATCCCATGTATATGTTTGTACCATTTTATTTCTCCTTTAAGCAAATAAATTAATATAGGACCCCAGATGGGCATCCTAGTACAATTATATCATATTGCAGAAAATATTAAAGAATCTTCTTTTTCTTTTCTTTCATTTTTTCTTCGTTTGCAGTGGCAGCATATAAAGCTCTCATGTGTGCCATTGCTGAAGATTTTCCTGGATGGCATCCTTTTAGCTCACCCTTATCATTTACTACGGCATAACCTTTGCATCCAGCTACGCCCTGTCTAATGTTGTATGGCATTTTATTCTCCTAGTTGTTTGGTATATCTTTATCGTCATTTAACTCAATAAGCCCTAAAGATCTTGCTTTTTCATATCCCTCTTCGCTTAATCCTATACTGGCTTCTAAGTTTTCATCATAGTCTATTGTGATCAGTCCAGACTCATATAAATCTATTAATGCATTATCTATATATTCTACATGAGATTCCCATAGTTCTGGCGCTATCTCTTTTGCAGATTCTGAAACAGAATATATAATTTCTCCGTTTTCATCTACGCCTTCAAGTTGGACGGCACCTATTTCAAGATAGTAAGCTATTCTTTCGTCATACTCGTCCATATGAACCTCTTCATACATACTATTATACAGCAGGACCTATTGGAGGCTGCCGTCCTCATTCTTATCTATAGTTTGTTCGACTACTTGTTGAACATAGTCTGAAAAATGCTTTCTGATATTTCCAGTTGGCCTATTACCCAAAGCTTTCCAGATTCTTTTATATTCCATTACGTTTGCAAATGTGGTTGGGCACATTACTATTCCATTGTATTCTTTTAATACAGTTGGTAGTGGAACATGCTTGCCACAGCACTTACATTCTTTTGCCTTATCCTGATATTCGCTCATATTACCATCATCCTGTCCATCGCTTGTTTTAAATCGTCTGGCATCCTTGGTGCCCTTATCATATTAACTGCAGAAACATCTGGATTGTCCTTGCTAAAGTCATCATCAAATGTCATTGACTCGTATGTATGAATTTTAATTTCTTGATTATTATCTGGTCTAGTCCTACTGATTGAGTTAAATATTGATCCACACACAGCATCCGCCAAGTCCTTTGAACCTTTTCTTGGGTGATCAACCTTGTCTCTCATAATTCTTAATTGAAGTAACTCATCTGTCAATAATTTAATTGCTGGGCCAGAAAGTCTTTCTTCTGCAACAACCATTGCCATATCGTCATAATGCTTTTTTGCAACTGATAGTAGCTCTGTGTTAATTCCATATTGTTTTAACTGTTGCATCATATCGTGTGAATTCCATCTATCAAATGTACAGACTCTGATATTAAATCCTCTTGTTTTTAAAGACAATATATAATCTTTAACTTCTGTAAAGTCTACAGATTTATCAGCAGTTGGAGTCCAATATCTTACAGCATCAACACTTACAATTGGTGCTGGTTGAGAGTAATCATTTGTTACTCTTACGTTAACCCATCTATCTACATGTGCCATTGAGACGGCACAATGGTCGTGTTTTTGCGCTAAGTCAACATGCAAGAAATATTCTTTTTCTGGCTCTGGCTTAAACCACTCTTCAAGTCTTCCAAATTTATCTACTGCTAAATTCATTTTATTAAAAGCTTTTTCAATCTTTTCTCTAGATTTAAAAAATGCATCTACTGCTTCTGGTGGCATACAAGCAAATCTTCCTAGAGCGTCTAAAGAATTTCTATAAAAATCTACTTTAAAATCTTCAATTTTTTTAGTTGGATTAATGTCCCACGTTGGTCTTTTAATAGCATATGTTTTTGGGAAAAGATAAGACTTTATATGATCCTCTTCCCACTCTACTGTTATCTCATTGCCTTCAGTTCCATCTGGAAGATCTTCGTCCATCTTCATTGTTTTAGACTGAATAACTGTTTGTTTTTCAGCAATAACAGATTCGTAATGCTTTTGAATATAATCATTTTTAAATCTAGGAAATGAAAGCAAAATAACTTTTCCAAAGTCTGGGAAACGTGAGGCTACCGATGCACGATACATATCATAAATTGCTTCGCCAGTTTTTGCTTGATCGTGTCCAGTTGTATTTTCAATAGCAAAGCCTGAAATTTCATCAAGTACAACAACAATTACGTTATATCCTTCCCAAGATTCTCTTTCTGAGTGTCCTGAGTGTACTGTAATACTTTTATCAAATTTGACTTCGGATGCCTTTGGTTCGTATTTACCTACAAACCACGGAGACCTATCAATTCTTGTTTTAAATCCTTTAAAAAATACATTGTTTGCCTGTTGTGCATTGATAGCAATATTAAGAATATCTATTGAGTCTCCTGGTGGCTTGCCATAATATGTTGCTGGATCTTTAAGACATAGTAATAAATATACTATATAGGCAACTGATATTGTAGAACAATAATCTTTTCCACTACCTTTTCCTAGTTGAGCAATTACTTCATTACATGTCTGTTTAAATCTTTTTCCGCCTTCATCTTCACCAAACAACTTTTTTAACGTTGACTCTTTATAAATTTGAGAACTTCTTTCAATTAACTCATATTGAAGTTCTGAAAGTGGTGGTAGCCCAAGGTACTCTGGACTAGTTACAAAAGTTTTTAGATCGACTGGTTTTTCATCAAACTCTTCGCCATCTAAAATATCTATGATATCATTAAAATTAAGATCCACTTGCATCCTCAATAATTTCTATTGGTTCAACAACTCCTGTTATTTGAGACAGTCTTTTAGCAACTTCCATTTTACATTTAGGACACTGCGCTGTAACCTCTTTTAATATTTTAACTAGAAGCTCTTGTTTTCTTTCGGCCTCTGCAACCTGTGATGCAATTTCTGCATTATCTAAAAGGCCAACCTCTTGAAGCATTCCTATTCTTTTACCTTCAATGTCAGCAATAAGTTTTAATGCAGTTGCCTTTACATTTAATTGACCAGCTTGATCTGCATCCTCTACTGTCTTCCAGGCTTCTTTAATAAGCATTGCATAGTGCTGGTCTGCACCAGAGATTGCTTCTTTTGCACGTTCTCTTGCAGTAGTATCATTATGTACAACTTCTTTCCACTCATCAATTAATTCAACCACATCTTTACGTGGCATTCCAGTAATTGTAGCAATTTGGGTAGGGTTGCTTCCCTTAAGAAGTTCTGATACTACTCTATTCATGCGATCAAAATGATCAGTTAATTCGATATCCATTATGTATTATTATAGTTCTAGTCGACTGAAAAGTCAATTAGATTTAGCTATTTTATATAGAATTAAATAACCAATTAAGTCATCAATATCATTATCTCCAGCAAAACCTTGGTTATTCTTTACTCTATTTAGCTTATCATCAATACGAACCTTTAACTGCTCTGTTGAGTCCGCCGTTGAAAATATTCTTGCTGGCTCTAATGCAGAATTGCCGTATGATATATTTTTGTCAATTAACATGTGAGCAATTTCATGACATGTGTTCCATATTTTTATGCCAGCTGGTGCGCCAACCGCATGTAAATATAAGTCCTGGCAATGAAAATCTTTTACGTCTTCATATACTGGTCGCAACATATTATCTCCTTGTTAAAAGAACATTTACTACATCATGCTCTTTTATTTTTTCAAATGTGGCCGCTTCCCCATTTAAAAATGTCATGTCGTATTTATTATTTAATTCTATCAAAAACTCGTCTGGTTGTCCATAGCCTAGCTCTACAACAATTAATGGACATTCTTTAGCCATTTCTGAAAATCCTTCAAATACAAATCTTTCATGACCTTCAACATCTATTTTCATAAAATCAACCTTACCAGGATAAACAGAATCTAATCTTTGTGCTTGAATTTCTTCTGTATAGTAGTTTCCATATTGTCCATGATTGCCTATTTGATGTTCATGAACTATTCCAGATCCTCCTATATTTTCTTCCCAAATATTTAATATTAAATTATCTTCTTTATCAGATAGGGC